CGAAACTTACTTTTCCAAGCTAATTCGTTACCAGGAATGTTGTATTAGTTTCAGTGTGAACCGATGCACAAATAAAAAAAAAACAAGGGCGATATGACAGCAACCGAGGATCCGCGTCAGAGCATATGGCACAAGTGGCCCCTCGACAATTACAACTACGACGAAGTGTTCGTCAACTGCAAGACCAAAGGGGGTTCGGAGAGCGCCTGTTTGAGGTACAAAACCAAGAGGGCGCATCCCGATGTCGGAGATAAGGTGGGAATCATCCACCTATATCCGAACCTCCATATCGCGGCGATAGGCGAGCTGTGCAAAAGGGAAGGGATCAGTCGATACGTGTATATTGTGGACGTGCACCCCACGCACACAACGCTGTACCCGCGAAACAAAGAGGTGAATGTGAGGCGAGAGTTCGTTGTAGGCGGACGGTGGGAAGAACGCGATGTGAGTACAGACGACGACGCAGATGATCACGATGATGAAAACGACGTGGAAGGGCCATTGCGACACGGCCTTCAGTCACCCGCTCATCTACTTGCTCCCGACATGTCGGACACATTGAATTTGCAAATGAAACTTCACGACTGGTTTGGAGAATTTTAATGCTTCAAAATATGTATATATTTTTTGTATTGTAAACCAAGCCTTAACCCGTTCCTTGCCCACGTCCTCTACCCCGACCTCTTCCGCCGGGCACGGTGGTAGGGTTGGGTGCCGTTTTTGGCATACGTTCCAGCAATTGGATCTTGCAACGGGAGCCTTTCGCTCGTTTCACGTTGTCGTCGTCCTCGTCGGAATCTCCTTCCCTTTTGTTATCGTCGTCCTCCTCGCCAATCTCCTTAATCAATTCCTCTTCCGTCTTTTGCTTGGCGTAGTGGTACGCCCAGAAGCTAGGGCTTCCCAGACGAAAGTCCTTGGGCTTCCTGACCGTCGCCTTGTACCAGAAGACGCATTCCTGGTAGTTGTTTGTGTGTCGCGTCAAATCCAGCACCAGGCACCTGTGATCCGATGTGGCCCAGTCCATCAGCTCGCAAAAGTCTTCGAACTCTGGTATGCAACCGAAGAACGCCTCGTGGATCTTCCTCCTGTTGGATCGCCCCTGTTCCGCCAATATGAATATGTAGGCCACCACGTTGCGCAGCCCTGCGTGCAAGTTCATCAGGTACTGGATGGCCACGTAGTAACCGATATGCAAGTGCCGACCGTTCATCATTATTTCGCGCACGTTCGTGTCCGAATTGATGTCCCTGCCGAAAGCGTTATCCTCGTCCACGCAAAAGACATCGGGTATGTGGATGTCTTCTTTGCTCGTGTGGGGATTGACCGCCAACTGCTTTTTATATTCCTCGAAAAACAACTTCTTTTGCGATTCCACAAGCTTGCCCGTGGCCTCCTTCGAATATCCTGGATAAACGAACGTGCTGGGGATGCAACCACTCCAGAACCCAGTGAACTCGTCCGTCGCGGACATGGCGATCCCGTGGCTGTACTTCTGCCTCTGGTGAAAAAGTATGTCCAGCATGAGGGTGCTCTTGCCACAACCGGGCCGTGCCACGAAGAGGTTGGTCCTGTTCGGCTCCATCTTCGTCGGATCGAAAGGGTATATCGCAAGCTTGCGACGTCCGCCTGGCACGCTCGATTGTGGAGTCATCGAGATGGGATTCTCGATGGCGAAAACCGGCTCATCTATATCCCCTTGCTGTTGTTGATGCTCTTGTTCATCCTTTTCCACCGAATCAACTTTCGATCCCCGACTTTCCATGACGAGCGAGCTTCTTCTTCTTCTTTACCTTCCCTCTTCCTTTTTCGCCTTCACATGAGGGGGCTTAATTTAGAAACGAGCCATCTGACTCAAAACAAAATAAATGCGTCCATCCGATACAACATTTCATCTCTACCCAACAGTGAATAGCAAGAAAGAACCGGTAAGATGTCGAGCAGCAGAGGACCCAACTACAAGAAATTGCGCGCCGACAGCAAAGCGAGGTTGAGCAACATCCTGGGCAAGGTCATCCACACCCGCCTCCTTCAGATCGTCGACAACGCCGTCCTGAGCTACGATCAAAAGAAGGAGCACAAGGATGCAAAGAGCCCCGAACTGATCACCAAACGAGTTATGTTCACAGTTCAAAAGAAATGGCTGTCCGAAGATTGGGACGACGAGGTCAAGGACCTTCTCAAAAACGCTCCCACTGCGAAGAGCTTGCTGACAAACTACCTGATGTCCTCGTACACCGTGCTGTATGGCATCACGTTGTACAAGGACGACGTCAACATCGACGACGTCATACGCAACCTCATATTCGACACCTACCAGCAAGCCGTCGCTTATTTCCAAAAGTTCCCCGCCCCACTTCTCGCGAACACCAAGTCCGATCCCACCGGCAACGTGTACAAGAGCGGAGAGAAGCGTTTGATCGCACTCGTCAACGAGGAGTTGCTGCATCTGGTGCCTACTCCGGTAACCGCCGACCTACCCGCCAGGGCCGCACCGTCACCCGCAAGCGAAGAGAAAGAGAAGAAGCCTAACGACGAGATCCCCGCCACCATTTCCGAACCCGTTGCACCGGTTGAAAAGAAAAAGAAGCCCGCTCGCGTCGCGTGGGAATGAGTTGCGGTTGAGAGATAAAAATGAATGAAGACCTTCTATCTTTAAGCAGCAATCAACTTTACTAATATACTACATCACATTGGTCCACAAACAAATTAGGCTGTACTGCGCGCTTGTTTTTGCGAAAGACCTTAACTTCTTCCTCCTCCTCCTCCTCGAACAGCGAAGCCCATCGCCATGGTATGCTATCGAAACGATCCCTCAACAATATGTACCTATCCACGCAGACGTAGAACACATACAACTGTAAGATGGCGCTGATGCAAAGCCCGGCCTTGTGTGCGACCTCCACCTCTTCGCCACACGCCGTCATGAAGATCAAGTTGCTGATATAAGCGAGCACGCCCACCGATGGCACCCAAAACCACCCCAACTCGTCCACGTGGGTCCTTTCGATCACTTGCATTTATTATTACCGTTGCGTGTAACCTTAGTCGTTTTCGTCGTCTCCGCCCATGTAGGCTGGCTTTCTGTCCGCAAGTAGAAATAGTTCATAAGCGCGCGAATGGTTGTCCAACCAGCTTGCGCGCGAATCTGTCCAAGGCACGGGTCTGCCCGCGTGCTCGTAAATGTTATCGGATGTCGACAGAGGATCGACCCAAGGTTTTTCGCCGGCAACAGCGGGTGGCAAGTCGGTCACGATGTCTTCGGTGTTGAACACGCGCCAGTTGTTGGGCAGCATGCGATTGAGCTGTTTGGCTCCGTTAGGATTGAACACGCGAGGACCGCCGAACGTGTAGACCAAGACGTTGTCCTCCATCCCCATGTCGAAGGCGCACAGGGTCGCCAGCGCCGCTCCCAAACTGTAGCCCGTTATGAAGAGCCGGTTGGTGCAGCGCTTGAAGCACTTCCATATGCGCAATATCTCGGCCTGTATTTCGCCATAGATCAGATAGAAACCCGAGTGGCAGCGGGTGTCCAACCCGACGTTGGTCAGCGTGGCAGGAAACACCTGCGGGTAGAGCAAATTCTTTGCCCAGTCGTCCGTGAAAGCGGTCCCGGTGAAGCACAGTACTCCCAGCTTCAAACTGGAGCTGTGCAACCAGTAGGCGTACATCCTGCCCGCAAAGGTCATGATACGACGCACGGTGTCGAAGACCTTGGGAGGCTCGAAATCGAAACGGTGCTCCCAACAGTTGGTGGTCGTCACGTTCCAACACAAACGGAAGTAGAAGTTGGACAGCTCGGGTTGATAGACTTTGGGGTTGTAGTATCGGGGGACCTTGACCCAGGGCAAGTAGATAGCTTGGAAGAGACTGCAATCCAAAGGAAGGACCCCTTTCACGGCCGTCTTCGGATCCGCCGTGCGAGGGTCTTCTGTGTCGGGGCCGAGTTCTGGACAATTCACCACACAAGGCTGGCTCTCCCACAGAGCGTAGAAAGCCCACACGAGCGCCACTGTGAGTATACCTACTATGATGGGTTCGTAGCGCATTTTTTTCACGCTGTTGTTGTTGACTAACTCTTTCACAGTAAATAAGACACATTAAGTTTCTCTTTTCCAACACCCGGTCACGAAACAGGCTCCCAAGAGCGCTGTCAGCACGATGGCGACCAAGATCAAGTATCCGCGCCCCTCCGAATGTGAAGGAGGTACATCTCCGACATTTGTCATCTTCTTTTTTTTTTCTCTGCCTTCACTCTGCTTATGGCTGGCGATAAAAAAAGAGATAAACAATGGGGCTTGTTGGGCTTCGATCCCAATACCTCCGACATGAGCCGGCGCTCTACCGAGTGAGCTAGCGCACCCCAGGAAACGACGTTGGAAGTCATGCATATAAATTTGCAAAACGAACCCTCTCCTTGGTTGGTCTACCTTACTGATAAAGCTTTGAGTTCCAAAAAAAAAAAAAATAACCAGAACCATTGTTTTCCTTCGTTGTCATAGCTAAAGATGGTGTTCATTGCGTTCAAGTATGCCAATGGCGTAGAGATCACCTACGCGAACCCCAAAATATTGGTCACTCGGTCGGACGGGTCGCTGGTTTTGGGCAAGCTGACGAGCGACGCTGTGATCGTGACCCATTTCCCACTCGCATATAACTCGGCCGAAGACATGCTGGGCGAACCGACCATGGAGACCGTCCAGATAAACGTGCAGACTGCGCACCGCATGGTGCTGTGGGACGAACGCGGTGGGATGCACGATTGGGGTACAGATGTCGTTCCGGATCTAGCGTTCGTTACGCCCCGGACGAGTGCCGAGGAAGATGATGAAAGTGGCAAACATGTGAGCGAGGTGTTCAGAGGGATCGCGTACACATGTCGTTCATCCATAAACTACGAAGGTGAAGGAGTCGACACAATTGTTTGAAGGTTAAACATCTGTTCAATAGTATATATGCATTTATGTCACATCGACATCTTATTTACACCCTTTATTGTTTCGACGCATCGACTGTCGCCATAGGTCTGATATTTCTTTGTGACTCGCTAACAAATCGTCTTTTCTTTTCTCTTTATCTTCACTTTCCAACTTCTCGGAGTCTATCGGATCCGAAGTGTTGAGCTTTGCGGCAAGAGAACGTTTTTCGAAATCGTCTATGGTATTTTTCACGTGCTTGATGACGAATGTGCAACCAGGGTCGCTGGCGATCGCGTAGAGGACGCCATCCTTGGTTGACGCCGCGAAGAATGGGTAGTTGGTGGTGTCGCTGCAATCGTTTGGCTTCATCAAGGTGGCATATTCGTGAGGTGTCAATAGGAGAAGGTTGCTCTTCCACCTCAACGAACTGGCGTCGAGCGCTCGTTTCAAATCCTCCGCGTGCAACCATTCCGTTTCCACCGTATATTTCTGCAGCCTGTGATCTATGACGTTAACAATTTCTGGCGGATCGAACTCTTCCTCATCCATGCTCGCAGCTTCGTCAAACAGGCAGTGCGAAAAGTCTACGCCGACCACGAGGCTCATGTCTCCACGCCATTCCACACTCTCTGGAGTTCGCGCATAGGACCTGTTCCCGGTAGGGCGTGCTATTCTGTACAGATGCCTACCGTCCATATTCAAACGGTCGCGGATCCATGAAATGGGTACCACACACCACAAATTCAGTGGCTGACCGATGATATGCTTGGGCAGTGCGAATCTGCGGCTATAATCTGTGACTGGGTGTTCACATGGACACGGTAGTGGGATGTATCCGTTATTCATCTCGCGATAGATCATCCCGTTCACGATTGCGGTAGGTTGCTTCCTTGTGGGAATGAGGATGCTGTAGTAAGTTTGTTGCGCGCAGGCGATGGAATGTATTTCAAAGTCCATCCATTCGCGAACCCTTTTAGGGCACGCATGGTAGGGCGGGTTTTCCAGGATCGCCGATTGTGGCACCATGTCGAGGTCCTCCAAACGGATCTTCTCCACGACCGCGTTTTCTTCGCCGTACAATTCTTCCTCGTGTATATTTATCTCGTCCTCTTCCTCATCTTCTTCACATACGAGTTCAGTCGGGTCCTTTTGGCCTGACGCTTCCACGGTCGGCATCTCGATGGCGTTCTCAGACCAAGCCCAATCTGTGAATGCCCAAGCGGCCAACGTGTATACGATCATGGATAGGAGTACAAACAAAGCCACGACGATACCACCCACGTACATCTTTTCGAGCGCCACCTTCATCGAGATGCATTCCCGGCGCACCCACTGACACCCGGTCTTTTGGTGAACGATGGCGTCCGTCAAACGCACTTCCTGTGACAAGCAGCTCTCCTCGGTGTAGCGATTGCTACAATCTGTCGTCGCCATCTTGGTGGCGGTTTCGTACATGGCCATCCACATGATTTCGTGGGACGCCTGCATTCTCACCGTTTCCATCAATAGCAGGGCAGAAATGAGGCCGAATGTACAGAGGACGTACATACGGTTGCGCTGCAGCCATGTAGCAAAGCTATTGTGCTCGAATCCTGAGTGAGGCAGCCAGACTACAGATACCATGTGGTTTGGGATTTGGTGGTTGGCTTTATTTGGCGCTGTTGTTTTTTTCTTGTGACAACAGCGTTCTTTATTTATGCGAATTCCGAAAACCTACTGCCGACAGGAAAATCGTCCTCGTCCAATCCGAGACTATCGATGGTGCCAGCGCAGGTGTGTAAATTGGGGTAGAGCAGGTTGCGGTTGCAACCGTACGAGTATACCGTTTCGTCTCTCGATATGATAACCAGCTTTCCATCTTCGTAGCCAAGCTGTGTGAGGATATGCTTGATGGGAGGGGTAGCCCAGCCTTCTGGCGGAGGCAAAAGGAGCGTGCCATCGGGCCCGATGTAGTCTGTCACCAATTTGTAGCAACCGGTTTTCGCGTGAGCGCCTTCCGGGTCTCCCATCTTGCGACCTACGACGTATGCGACGCAAGGGTCTGTGTCGCTCTTGGATGATGGGATCCGAAACGTGTGAGGTATCTCCACGCGTTCCGCATCCTTGCGGATGAGACCTCGAACGCGCGCACCGCATCTTTTTCGAATGCAAAGCTCCGTCCGCACCAACTCATCTGCGTGCAATCGCCCAAAAGGTTCGCCGTATAGGGAGATGAATGATGTGGACAGGTAGCCGGTCTTCGTGATGAGGGTGTCGCCACCGGGGAACCACGACAGCGTCTGAGTTCCCGTTTCCACGTCAACCATACGCAGGCATTCGACTTTGACGCCAGGGACATCTCGGTGCTGAAGCCAAAAGCACCACATGACGAATCCACAGACTTCGCGTTTGACGTAATTGCAACAATTTGTCCAGAAAGTACGTAGCGCATTCATTTGTTATTTGTTCCGTCTTCTTTCTTTCTTTCTTTATTTCCTTTTTTTCCACATAAATCGAACTTTTATGCAAACTGAAAACGAGAGCATCAAATATTTCACCCCATGTTCCGAAAAGGGATTGCAACGAGTCTTGGGAGACATCCTATCACAAAAGTTCCCATTATGCAGGCCTCCGACGGTCGACCACCAGCATCCGCCATCGGTGCAATACACGGAGGACGTGAGAAGGCCCCTGAAATATCTTCTGACCCAGCCCGTAACAACTTACTGTCACGTCTCATTCAAGCACGGCTGGGTCATAGTCAGCAGCTCGTACCTGGAAAGCGCCCATCAAGCGATGATCAAGTACATGGACACCACCTTGAACGGCGGCATACCTCTGACGCGTTGGCGCAGAAATCCGGGAAAGATCTTCCACATAAGCAACGCGACGATGGAACGCATGGAGAAGTTGAAATACAAACAGCTGCGCATACGATCGAAACTGGAGGAGGTGTACCGCAACTCGGTGGCGGAGGAGAAGCGACAATCGGAGGAGGAGGGGACAACGAGTTCCTCCTCAGACGACGATTCAGAAAGCGCGTGTGCACAACCTCCCCAGTGGTGAGCGGAGACGAGATCGAGACGGTGGGAACCCCGATCAAACGCCCCAGGTTGCAGGAGAGAAAAGTGCCAAAGACAAAATTCTATGCGGTCAAAGGTGGTGCCGCATCGGGTATCTACACCAGCTGGGAAGGCGAGCGTCAGGCCAAGTGGGCGACTCAGCAGAAGGGCGCCAAGGTGAAGAGCTTCCCCAACGAGGAGGACGCCATCTCGTTCCTAGGGGGTAAGGATGTTTACGCCCACTTCGAGCCCGCGCACTGCCCACCGCACTCTATCGTGGTGTACCTAGACGGCTCGTACGATCCCAAAAACGACGCCGTAGGTTGGGCGGTCTGGTTTGGCAAGGACAGCTCGCACAACGTATGCGGCGGCAACATCGCTGCGGAATGCTGGCCGCACGCCTGCTCGAACCAGCGCGCCGAATTGATGGCCGCCGTATTGGCCGTGGAGTTCTCTGCCAGGTACAGGTGCGCACTGCATTGCATGACCGACAGCACTTACGTCCTCAAGTGGTCGTCGTCCTATGGGCAGGTCAACGCTTTGAACGGGTTTCCCAAATCGGTCCCGCACTGGGATTTGGGCAAGCGATTGGTAGAGGGGTTGGGCCGACCGGAAGTTGTTTGCTCATTCGAAAAGGTCCCTGCGCATCGCGGCGTGTTTGGAAATGAACAAGCCGACCTTCTGGCGAAGAAAGGTGCATCGGATGCGTTCCGCAAAGCTATGAGAGAATTGTAATAAACTATAGACGTGAGAGGATTTGGCTTAGATTGTCGACAATTGATTGGTTGCATGCGCGCACATTTGGGTGGTGTGAAATATCAAGATGTTGAATTCGGAACACCTCAAGTGCTGCAAGTGCAACGGATCCTTCAAACCCGATGAAAGAGTCACATCTCACGCTAGCCAAGGTGGTATCCTGGGCTGTATGGCAGGAGCCACCATGACCAAGTACAGCCACACAGAATGTGCTGACGGTGTAGTTTACGAGGATCACCTGCGACGTGAAGGCGTACGACCCAAATATCAGCAGATATGCACCTACGACCCTTCGCTGACACAAACAAAACCACATTGGTTAAATAAATAAAGCATCAAAGCAAATTTGTAGGGAAAATATCTTTACGCACTTCTTCAGGCCCGAAAGCAACGATCTCCCATGCAAATCATCTTCACTTTTCTTCTGGGCGCATCGGTCATCTGCTGCACCTCAGTCCTAACCCTAGGTCTTATCGAAGAGAAACTCTTGACCTTCACGCGCAAACCTAAACCCCCGTCCCTGTACTTGGCGCTCTGGCGATGGACGCCTTTACGATAAGTGCTCTTCACCGGGACGCGTCGCTTCCCGACCCTCGGTCGCAAACTAGTGCGCTTTCTCTTCCTCCTCCTGGCTAATATCGCCAATCCAACGGCCCCATTCTTTTTGACGTACCTGCCGGTCGCAGGATTTCTGATGCGTCCTAGACGCGAAGTTCGCTTAGCTGCCACCATATTGAATGCCGTGTTTCTAGTGTGTGCAAGAAAGAAATCGAACGGCACACGTTCACTCACTCATTCATAGACCCAACATAAAAGATTTGTGCCTATCTAGTAGGATGAAAGGTTATGTAACGCTACTGGCTTTCTTGCTTATCGTGGTAGTGGCAACTTTTGGAATCACCAGTCTGGCGTGTAAAGTGCAGAACGTCTACACAGCATGTAGCAAGGCGTTTCTGTTTCACGACGAAGAGGGTGGAAAGGAAGAGACTGTACCAACCGTTCGCCCAAAATTTGCGGCCAAGCAAAACCTCAACTCGACTTCGTACGATGCGGACACAGCGCGTGCCTGTGCCGTGGCCATTAAGGAGGTGTGGCACGCGACACCAGACAGCGATCATTACCAGGTGTTGTGCGGGAAATATCCCGACAGCGCCCCCTACGCCATAAAGGTGGTGACGGACGACTACGTAATGCTCGCATTCAGGGGTACGGACGTGCGTTGCTGGCAAGAGATCCAAACGGATCTGGATACTTCGCTCGACAACGTGGGAAATGACTACGGCTTCCACTCGGGTTTCCTGAATCTGTGGAGGAAAGACATGTGGTTCAAAGTGGTCGACGCCTTGTCCACGGAAGATTTGGCTAACAAGAAACTGTACATCACCGGCCACTCGCTGGGGGCCGCTTTCGCTCTGCTGACTATTTTGACCATACCGCCCAAGTACAACGCGCACATCCAAACCTACCTGTTCGGATCGCCGAGGTGCGGAGACTCCAGGCTGAAGAGCAGCCTCTCGAAATTGGATGGCGTGCACATTTACAACCTGCAAAATTTGGACGACCCCGTAATAGCTCTACCGCCTGCAGTGGCGCCCAACTACGCTCAGCCAAAAGACCCACATATTTTCACGCACGTGGGCAGACGATACGTTGCCTGCGGGGATTCGCACGCTTCTCTCTCCCAGCATCATGCAATCTCGACCTACGAGCGCATGATAGACCATTTTTTGCTCGTACCGGAGAACACTTGAGATGCTTCCATCACCAATAATATTTTGTGACACACTTTTGACAAGCGCAAAGAACAACAACTTTACACAAAGGATGAGCACCGTTATTGCAGGACTCGGATTAGTGACAGCCGTGGTTGCCATTGGGGGCTGCTTCATGAAGGAGGACTATAACTCCAAACAATTTCGCCAAGCAATCTCAGCTTACCCATCATTGCCTCTGGTGCCAGTGACGCCACCTAGCATGGGAGCGTATGCGGATGGCGGCGATGACATCGAGCGACTTCACGGTGCAGGAGATTTGTATTAAACATGACCACCGGCACCAAATAAAAAAAAAAGTGAATGATAGACAAATGCACTTACAACACATGCAAAATAAAAATTAAAAAAGGCTTTGGGACTATTTATTTCTGTATAGCACCAAGGGTGTGACGTGTCCAACAACTTTAACGAGAACACGAAGGCCTTTGTATCGTTCAGGTACGGATACCCCGTCAGGAAAAGGCTGTGATAGATTGACAGAGATGACCGGTGCTTTGGGGGGTTCGCCTTCCTTTAGAGGACCCGTGTAGGCAATTTCTGGCATAGACAATCCACAGCTGGTGATGTAGTTGCAGTAGGGCTCCACCACGAAGTATTCCGTAATAAATTGTTCATGTATCTCCTTCACTCCGTTGGCGAGGATGTCCATTTTGTTGACGATATGACAAAAAAAGCTCTTCAAATTTTGTTCTTTCAAATACGTTTCCTTCTAAATTTATTGGTCGCCAAATAGCTTCTTCACCTTACTTAAAACGAAGAAGATAGGAAAGCGGATTGCTGTCCGAAATAGTAGTTGATCCCTTTCACGCTGATGAAGGTCCAGATTATGGGCCAAGTGAGCGCAATGATCCAGGGGGCGTAGGTGTAGGTATCGGGTATCTGTTCAAGGATGTAGGCCCACAAAGCGGTCCAAACGATGGTGGCCACAGCGTCCACGGCAATGTTCTTGGCGTCCGCCTCGATCATGAACAACGAGGCCGCGAAACCCAAAACTGCGAGTCCGAGGTATGTCTGTGTGTACTTCTTGTACTTGCCGAAATCAAACCAGTTGTTACCGCTCATTTTTTTGGTACGGGTGAGGTCGAGTTGTTGTTGTGCAGATGCTCTACCTACTCGCACATAATTTATTTTTTTCGCTACTTCACATCACGAGAGCGGAATTATAACTCCAAACAAACTTTGTCCTCAAAAGTTTGGATGTGCGGACGCACGTGTCGGACTTTGACGAAGACCAGACTTATTTACCCCACATCAAAAATTTTTGGGTTTGACAAGGCAAGTGTCTGACCCAAAAAAAGCAGAAAGAAGTGGAGACGATATTTTGTACTTGAAAAAATTAATACCAATTCCACCTTCATTGGTTGAGGGGTGTCAGCTATTATAAGAGGACTAAAGTGAAACATCAACAACAATTAAAAGGTCATGTCGCAGATGGACGTAGAAGAGGTGAACGAAGTCGATGGGGCCTTCGACCCTTTGGCCGCACCTGACACGGTTGTTGATATTCTACAGGGGGGTCTGGACATGGACACCGACGAGACGTTGATGCGAAGGGTCAAGGAAGTGAAGGAATCCATATTGGGTTCCGGAAACGCCCTAGGCCTTCCTGCTGCATTAGGCGTCTTCGGTATTGGTCCGGATAACCTCTTTCACGCTAACGTGGAGGAGAAATACTTTCAGTTGATCGAGCAGGCGTGGGTTTTGCACCAGGAAGTGCTTAAACGGCGGCTGGAGCAACGATACGGCGAACAGGGGGTGCAGGCAGTCAGCGATTGCGTCATCATCCGACACTTTTTGTATACGGCCAAGAATACGATCATAGGGATACAGCAGCTCGAACGGATATCCAGGGGGGCCCCCGTACCTCCTTACGCTCGACACGCGGACGTGACTGGCATGGAGGAGGAAGGGATGGAGGTGTACACGCGCGTGCATTACCGGGTCCTGAACGAGATCGCGTCGCTCAACCTGCGGAAGAAAAAGGATAACGTCTACCAGCAGATAGTCCTGCCTGGTGGCATAGAGACGCGTGCATGGAAACAGATCGGCACCATCGAAAAGGCCGTGCGAGAGATTATCGCCCCCGAAAGGAACCCGTGGCTCTACAGGCTAGCCACCAGCAAGGAAGGGTTCACCAAAGCGCTAATCGCGGATGCAACCAAATGTGAAACGGTGTACTTCCCGTGGCTGAAGCGCGACCGGACAGTCCGCTCGTTCCGCAATGGCATCTATCTGGCGGACGAGGACAAGTTCATACCATGGCACAACAGCTTTTCCATCCCACCCGGTACCGTCGCTTGTCGCTACTACGACCAGGATTTCAACCACCATTCGGAATACTCAAACAAGCCCGTCAGCATACTCAACATCCCAACTCCCGCCATGGACAAGATAATGGACTGCCAGCAGTGGGATCGACACGTCAAGTTCACGCTGTGGGCACTGCTGGGCCGGTTCATCTACGACTATCGCAAGTACGACAACTGGGAGCTCTACCTTCTCTTCCAGGGTTTCGGCGGATGCGGCAAGAGCAGCATGATAGAGCAGCTTCAGCGCCTGTTCGAACCCGAAGACATCGGTCAGCTGGGCAACAACCCGTCGGCCGTGTTCGGCCTGGCACATTTGGTAGACTCTTTCATGATAGCCGCTCCCGACGTGAACGACGAATTTTCTCTGGATCAGACGATATTCTTCAACATGGTCTCGGGGGAGAACGTGACGCTGGAGGAAAAGTACAGGCCACACCCGCACTGCGTACCACTCTGGAAGCAACCCATAGTAATCGGCACCAACAGCTCTCTCACATGTTGGACGGATCGCAACGGCAACCAAGCCCGCCGTACAGCCAACTTCTACATGACACACCAACCCACCCAAGACGATCCCGACCTGAAGCGGAAGCTCAACGTCGAGATGCCCAATTTCGTCGTGAAAGCCAACCGCGCCTACCGCTACCTAGCCAACCTGACCAAGAACCTACCCAAAAAGGACTGGATGCCTGAGTATTTGCTGCAGCGCCAGGAGAGAGTGCAGATCGAGAGCAACCCTCTACTCGCCTACCTCAACGCCCCCGGATTGCTGGAGTTCGATGCATCTTTCTACATGCCCACCAAGTCCTTCCGCAAGAAGTGGAAAGAATGGCTGGACACCTGGATGCCGAACTCCGTGGCCAACTTGGACCCTCTCTCTCGCACCGGACCGTTCAACAAATTCAACTTGACGCTGGAGGAGGTGTCCGAGAAGGTCTGGCCTCCGGGAAGCGCGAAGGTGTTGCGAACGGAATGGATCGTCGGATGTCGTTCCACGGAACAAGAGGTGCGAGGAAGCAGGTACAACAACGTCTACCAACAACAACAGGGAAGTGGGACGGCGACTAATCGATTTGAAGTGTGAGTCAGTAAGAAAAAAATTAGTTGAAAGAATAAAGAAATGTATTAATGAAAGATAAAAATGTGTTCAATCCGAGGTGTACGTGTTTATCACGTCCCCATATTTATCCGCCCGGATCCACAGCTGATGCTCGACCGGCAAAGGCACGGTCCTGTTTACGTGACGAGCCGAGGAAGAGAGACTGACCGTCATGACCCACGGGTTTGGCTTGAATGCCATTGCGAGCCCCAGGTTGAATTCGGGCCTTTGTTGTTCTCCAGCCCTCGCGTCGCTGTTGCTATACAATGTCTTGGTTAAAATGATGGCGTCCACATGATCCATGCCCGTTTCCCAGACTTTGCGACTGAGAAGACACCCTCCTGCGCATACCAAGTTCTCATAGCCGCGTTTCGATGCGGAGGCAACCACCTGGCCGAATGACCAGTCAGCTTGCTCCATCGATTTGGAGTGCAACCATTCCAAAGTTACGTTTGGGTTTTGCGCCAGTGTCACAAACCAGAGTTCAGTTTCTTCGTCTGTCACCAAGAGCGTCGATTCTTCGGGCTTTCCTAGCCAACTCGGAAAAAGGCGAGGTTCGACCGCACCACCATCGACGACGTTGTAGTTTTCATCCACCACCGCTGCCCACGTCACCAACATTCAAAGGGCTTCGTTCGAGAAAGTAAGTTCTTCTTCTTCTTACTACAGTCAACACTTTACATTTTACTCCTCCCTGCCAATCAAGTTCTCAAACGTAGCCATTCAAATTGCTGCGCGGTGTCAAGCTGCTCCATACTTTTCCATCGCGGGATCGGAACTCGCACCAGCCTGGGTCCACGTAAAAGACGCCATCGTACATGCTGGCCTCTTTCGCCTTCTTGGTGGCTTCCTGACCGGATGAAGCGTACGTGACGCTCAACTGGTCCCACCCGGTCTTGTTGTCCGGGTTGACGTGGCGCAGATGCGTTCTGTAGCACTTTTGCGATTCGTTGTCGGGCCGCAATTTGTAGTGGTCGCACAGGTCGCCTTTCAATTTGCCATCCGGGTACCAGAACACGCACGAGTTACCCACGGCGTGTCCATCCGGACAGAGGCCCGGTCCGCTGCGCCAGAACCCGTTCGTCGGCAGCTGCACTATTTCGTCGTAGTAGGGACATTCCAGCGGCGGCCGCGGGGGGTTTGGTACAGGCGGCTTGTCGTTGATGGCCAAGTACAGGTAAGCACCCAACAACAAAACGATCGCACCAAGTACGATTAGCGTATTTTGGGACATGTGCGAACTATATTTCGACTCGATGGTGCGCCCGGATAAAAAAGATCTCTCAGCGGCGGTACAGATACAATGCCGCCATCACCACGATCAGCAACACCAGCAAACCGATGCCCGCGTACCTCATGTACGAAGGAGGGTGCAGTCCGCACGGATCGCCGTCCTGGTAATCCGCATCCCCAAAAAGCGGCGGCGAGACGACGAGCAAATTGTTTGCACCATCTTCGCTCGGGTCGTACTTCCATTCCGACATGCACGGCAACCCGTCCTTGTAAAAGTACACCATGTTCTCGGCCACGTCCACGTAGAAGGCGACCATCTTTTGGTCGTGCGCCATCGTGACCAGGTCCGATATCTTGCGCGGTCCCAGCCAGGGTATGACGTACTCGACGAACGCGGCGAAGACGCAATCCGGTTTGACGAGGTTGGAGATGGAGCTCCATTTCTGTTTGGAGTTCTCCAGAACCGGGATCACCTCGACCGGCTGGTAGCAGAGGGCGTCGGACGGTTGACATATGTCCAGCGGCTTTGGACACCCGCCGTCTGCACAAGAGTCTCCTGTCGGGATCAGGAAACTGCCTGCCCAGTAGCCCTTCTTATCGACCTTCAGCGCCGACGATTTGATCTTGCATGCGCACGACATTTGCTACCAACTCTATTTTATAATGTGCGTGATAATCATAATCGTTGCACCATTACCCTAACCCTAACAACATGTCATACGTTATTCGCATGGCTGACGACGATATGTCCGACATTCGGAATGTTATGCGAGACTGGTTTCAGCGCCCTGGTACGAATGTATCGTATGCCCCGGTCGCCCCAAAGAAGAAGAAGAAGAAACCCAAAACGGCAAATAAGAAGAAACGCAAAATAACAAGCACCGGACCATCCAGACGTAACTTCAAGAAGGCCGTCAAAAAACAAAAAGCCAACTCCATCCGACGACATGTCAAACAGCCTTTCGCAATCGCCTTCAACTCCGATGTGCCCATTATGATAAGACCTACCGCTCGAAGTGGACCCCATCCGTTGAATGAAGAGGAACAAATATGGTTATACGAGGTCCTTTCGTCCAGGGATAGGGCTAGGTTAGGGAGGCTCAGGTAGTAGAGCAAAAGTAAGGAGAAGTGCACTTGGCGTTTCCATACTTCGTTTCACTGCAGTTGATGGGGTCATTGGTTCGAATCCAATCGTGCCGTCTGGGGTGCAACCTGGGCGGCATGTAGCTCAGTGGTAGAGCACAAGATATTCGGAAAGCTGCTGCCACTTCTCTCTCTTTTGCTTCTCGTCCCACCAACTTCAGTTTAGAAGACTTGGGTTTTGGGTAACGCTGGGTAACGGTTAACCGTGGTTAACCTTTAAGTCGTGACTAATAACCGGTTAACCGCGACTTTAGTCGGCAGAAATACGCGTCTGTAGACAAATTAAAAACCATTTCATTTCACACAAACCGCATGAATTCACTACTTAAAATATTTGGTTGCGCAGTTATTATCAGTTGCTTTGCCATGGAGAAGGAGCGCGAGAAGGAGAAGACAGACGGAAAAGGCAAAGAGAAGGAGAAAGAAAAAGAAAAGGAGAAAGGGAATGAAAAGAAGGGCAGGACACGCAGAGATAATGTAAACCAGAAGGGTAACAATTAAAGATTACTAGGGAGTCCATCACACTCCTTTACTTTTCCATGCAGACAAAACGCCTTGGCGGAGTCTGCGTTTCTTCTTTGGAGAGGGTTCGTCGTTCGCAGGTGCTGTTTGTTGACAATTCAATCCAAGTTGTTCAACCAGTTCGCTAGCGATAGCAGCAGAAAGTGGTGGTGGAACGGCTTCGGATACAAGCCGCAACTGATCACTCAGAGTTCCTTCAAGCACGTAGTGACTCGGGAAGCCTTGCAAGCACAACGCTTCGAGTACGCTCAGCCTCCTCCCACCATCTGGGTGAACGTGGACCTCTCTGTGGCCGTAAGCAACGGTGTAACTTGGTTTGTCCCAGTCGAGGCAGCGAAAACTCCTCCCCTTATTCTTCCGCTTCCGAAGAGCATCGGCGCTTTGCTTGAACTTTGCGGAGCGCGGCTGTAGATACCAGTGGTTGGGGTGAAACGCGATGTCGGCAGGCTTCAGGCCACGCTCGAACGGTGTGGGTTCAGGTAAGTGACCGATCGCCCCACGTACAGTCAGGGCGATGTCTCCTGACGGCGAGGGGAAGCGAAACGGAAGGGAATACTTACTTCTGTTCAACCCAACGATGAAGACGCGCTTCCTCACTTGTGCCACACCAAAGTCCTGAGCATCCAGGACTGTCTCGTAGATGTCGAATCCGCACTCGCGAAACAGGTCCTTGAACTGTCGGTATTTCTCCACGTGCTTGGCGCCCAACAGACCCGGAACGTTCTCGAAAACGAAGAAGTCAAGGGCGAACTCGTCGTTTAGGCCCTTCAAGATTCGTGCGTAGTGGCGGGGTAGATCGTCTCGTGGATCGTCTGCCTTTTGGTGAACGTTGCTGACCGAAAAGGACTGGCAAGGCGGTCCCCCCAAAACGCCGACGGGAGAAGCGTCAGGTGATGCGACTTTCCATTCGCGCACGATATCGTCAACTTGCAACTTCGACAGGTCGGCGACTCTCGCGTTTGCATCCACGTGGTTGCGTCGATGAGTTCTCACACCAGCAGGGTCGATATCGTAGGCCAGTTTCGTTACAAATCCACAGTCCTTGAATCCTTGGTCTAAACCTCCAGGACCACAGAAGAGGCTCAACAAGGCGTGAGACGAATGGCTCGCTGGCGTATCTTGCATTTCCTAAGAAGAAGAAAAAAGATTAGGCTCACGAAGGTACCGCACAGGACACTCGTAGCACAGTGAGTTACAGACAACACTAACAAAAGGCTATCGCTCACCACCCCGGTTGCGTGGCCGGGTCCTACCTGTTCTTGCTCTTCGTTCTCTCGCGCGCGCTTTCTCGTGGTATGTCTTCTCTGGCGCTCGCTCGCGAGACCGCTACCTTCTTTCGGGTGGTGCATCTGTGTTATGTTTGTCTAAGGCGAAAAATAAAAATAATACTTGGACTGTGCATTTCCGCTTTGCCTTCCTCCCGCCAACCGTAACCGCAAATTTTGCGTTTTGTGGTATTTTTTGTCCGCAGGTCTAATGAAAAAGTCACGTGCCGCAAACCAAGTCCCGAGGTAGGCGTTTCAGTCGCTCCATCTTGACGTTTGGTTGTCTTGCCGAAAAAGTCATAGCAGGGCCGGTGGATAGAAGACGGCCTACAACCTTCGCGGTTAACTATCGGTTAACCGGTTGACTAAGATTTCACGGTTAACCGCGACTACAGAGTTAACCGCCTAAAAAACCCAACGTTAGTTTTGGGACAATAAAATGGAACGGTTCGCTGAGTGCAAATTTTGTGTTTACTGTTGTTGTTCAAGGGTTAGGGATTTTGCCTTGAATTGTGCGACCATTTCCTAAAAACGTGTTGCCTCGCACTCACACACACATCACGTGTTTTCGCGAATCTCTTCGCCGACAAAAGCTTCTGTATCGCATCTCGCATTCCTCCCCACAACAACCTTCCTTGAACTCGTTCAAAACCATCTGCATACCCTGCATCAGATTGGCGAGGCTTTCGGTGCTGACCGATATGTTCAGGGGCGAGGCATCGGAAGAGATTTTGCGGTACTCAGACATCTGGCTGAGGAACTTTGTGATGGCGATGATGTTTTCCAGTACGTCCATTTCGTGTTGCGTGCACCACTTCAAGTCCTTCATGATTTCTTCCTCTTCGGCCTGCTTCCCGTGTCGGATGTAGTGCAGCCTGATGGCGTGCTTCACGGCAGCATATTTCTTCTGGTGCATGCGGGTGCAATAGATCATGCTCAAGTTGTCCCCGCAGTTTCTGCATTCGAGCTGCTGAGCGATCTTTAGGAACGTCTGATTGTTGCGCACACTTTCCATGTGGATCTTCCAGTCGACTCTGCGTTTGGCGGTGGTGGTCCATGGTGGCAGATGGACGATCTTGTAGAAGTCCATGGGGTCGTCGCATTGGTTTTCCACCATCTGATATAACTTTTCCTTTTCGTCGTCGTCTTCTTCCTTTTCTTTTCCATTTTCGACAGAATCTCTTTTTTCCGATTTTTTAGTTTTGCCACTCATTTTCGGGATGGAGTTGGAGGTGGATGTGGAAGTTGTGCACAGACAGGAAGAGGCGCTATCGGTTGACAGGCTTGCCTTCTTGCGAGCCGTGTTCGCGAAGTGGGGTCGCTCGGCACTCCTCGACGTTTGGTTGAACAGAAAAGGGCGGCCGAAGAAGATGGCTCGCCTTGTCGACAGTTTGTTCATTTCGTTGCAGATGCCCCCTCCGCTGGTGTCTACATACGACAGGTGGCTGATGAACGTCGACGATCATTTCGACAACAGCATACCCTTCACCGAGCTGGACAAATGGTTGAAGGGGATGGGATTCACCGGGCGTGTGGATCCTTCGACCTACTTCTACATCGAGGACGAGCAAACCATCAACCATAACCCACCCGCGACTGGGGTTGGTCGTAAATGTGGTACAAAACCAAAATCCAAAAACAAGAATAGCAAATCAATGTGGGCGCTCAATTTTAGAAAATAAAGCAACAAAAACGCAAATGTACACGAAAGAGTATTAAGTATAGAAGTGTCTCGTGACCTCTTCAGGGTTCGCCAACGTATTCGGTGGTTGCGACGTGTTCGAACATGTTCCACTGCAAGGAGCCCGCAGTCTCGGGGTACATTATGCACTCGATGAATTCGCCGGCCTTCAAGTTGACCAGTGCGGATGCGTTGAAATAATACACGCCCGGAAGACTGTCCAGGGAACCATCAACCGTGGCATCCACCGGTGGGGGGACATCGACGTGCGTGACATTGGCACCACCCTGACTGAAGAAACCACCGTGTCCCACGATGGTTTGGACGGGACCCGGCGATGTTCTGCGCACCGACGCGGCAAAGAAGCCGGCGTTGGGATTAGCGACGACTCCGCTGAAGGTGATCCTGTGCCATCCGACCTTGGCGGGGGTGAAAGTGCCCGCAGCCAGGTCCCACTGTCCCAAGGGGTCGCGGAAGTCCTTGCCGGGGTCCGTGTGCAACGTGTCGAAGCGCAGGACGTTCGCCTGGTTGTCGAAGATGATTTGGGTCCCTTGATTGTACACGCTGGTGACGTATGCGTCGTCTGCTTGATTGTCTAGCGCGGTCACCAAACCTTCCCTCGAGACCGATATGAGGGTGGGCACCCTCTTCTGGAAGGGGGCGGGGAATATCTGCTGCAAGCGCACGTTGTTGCCTGGCAAACCCGTGCCGAGGACGGGCGCGGTGGTGGTGACCCCTGAGAATCCTATCTCGTTACCGAGCAGACCGTTACCCGTGATGGGAGCGGTGGTGAGCACCCCTCCGCTGCTGGGGGTCACATCCGTCACCTGACCGGTGGCGTTGACGGTGATGGAAATTGGGTAAGGGTATGTACCGCCAGCCCCTCCGTCGGGGCCCACTTCCTCCATCTTCAACAACACTCGCCCGTTTCCATCGGGATAGGCGTCAATGGTTCCATCTGTTTGTATGTCGTTGACTGGGAGTCGTCCCTTTGTCGGGAGACCCGCTCTGTTGTAACCAAAACCGGGATAAGACATTTCGATTCTTCTTCTTCTTCTTTGCGCAGGTTTATTAATCAAACGTGAGCATTTTATTTTTTACTGGGTGTCTGGAACAGGTAGCGATTCAGGCGTTCGAGGAGGTCCTCCGCGTGAGCGCCGAATGTTCGGTGCATGTAGTATCCCAGGGCGTTCATCGCCGCCGCGGATAGCAGGGTCGATACGTAGGGCCAGAAGTGCTCTTTGTCCAGATTTCCTCGCATATTCAACCACACCTGCACGAAGATGAAGGAATACGAATTCAAAGCAGAGACACAGACTTCCGACCAAGTGGACTCTCCTTTCTGATCCGCTTTACTCTGGAGCCAACCTGTGGCGAAGGGGATGACGCTGCATGACAGATCCAGCGCCACCTCGCTCAACTTATCTGAATACTGTAGCCTCAACATGGTCGTAAAATATCGCTCCTTCAATGAAAAAAAAAAATACAAATTCGTTATCCCGCAACTGTATACGGACTACTCGCAAAGTAAACCAATCATGAGTCCATCTTCATCCACGTGGCAGTGGATAGGCTTCCTCCTTGTGCTGGGTCTCGCTTCGTGGGGCGCATACCAACTTTACCAGCAGTACAAAGCGCTCCCAGATTCGGACAAGCACGAAACGCAACGGATATACATGACGCCAGATCAAGTGTCCCTGTTCTGACCCCAGTTGCTGATCCCGAACACCTTGTCCCACAACTCCACCTCCTTGGGTTGTCGGTATTGCCCCCAACTCGATATCTCGTCTTTCGGCCTCCTGGCGTCAAACCAGCTGCCATTGATGTCGTCCAAACGATCCCTCGGCGCGTAAGTTATGTAATCCGAGAAATTGGAAGGCGCGGTCTGCACCCTGTAATTTCTTCCCGACGCTCGCAGAGGAGGTAAGCCGGATTGGATTGCATTGTCATTGCACAGTGGTATCACCGATCTGCCCGAACGATTGTTTAGCATTATTTGTTTGTTCAATCGATTACGCTACATTAAAAAAGGTTTCCTTTTATTGACACGGGTCAACTACTTACAGAAAGGAGACTAACCACCACGCGGTATCCATGTCACGTAAGTGTAAGTGACATCTCCTTCCATTCGCGACTGTCCGTCGCCGATCTCGCAATCCTTTTTATACACGTAATTTTTTAAGAGGTACTCGTACGGGAAGTGGGTGTCGCATTGGAAGTAATTTTTTATCAGAGTGGTGTAGACGCTTTGGCAGCATGGAACGAGTCGTATGGCTTCCTCGTACACTTCGGCGCCACCTATGACGTATACGTTCTCGATACCCAGAGCCGGGGAGCTGAGTCTATCCAAAGCGGCGGGCAGCGAGGTGCAAGTTAGTACGCCTTCGCTCCCTATGGATGACAGGCTATCAGGATCCCTACTCAACACGACGTTGAGCCTATCCTTCAACGGTCTGAACTTTGCCGGAATGGAGGTGTACGTCTTTCGACCCATGATCACCGCGTTCTTCTTGAGGGGATCAATCACGCTGGTCGTCAGACACCGGAAGTGATCCATCTCCTTCGGCAGGCGCCAAGGAAGTTTCCCGTTGGCTCCGATGCCACCATCCGTGTGTGTCAGAGCAACCACGATGTGAAATTTTCCTGTTTCCGCAAATGGTGCGATAAGTGTGTTGGGCGCCTGCTGTTCTTGTTGTTGCTGCATGTTTAGGCTTTTACGAAAGAAAGAAAAATAAATAAACACTTGCAAAAAAAAAAAGTACACGTAAAAGATTCTGTCGACAATGTATTGGATCTTGAGAGAAATAAAAAAACAAAAAAATTAATGAAATTCTTAAACATTTATTGCATCCGCAAAACAGAAACCAAAATGGACAAATTAACGCCGCGCATTTGTTGTCAATGCCAGTCTGTATTCACACGCGAACCCTACAGCGCCTACGCACGCAACTTCTGCTGCACTGCTTGCATTAAGGCGTACCGTTTCACTCTGCGCAAGAAAAGAGAGGAGTCTACCCCAACTTATTACAGTTCCTGCGACACGGGATTCGGATCGGGATGTTGTTAAGCGAAATGCGATTTCCTGCCAGAGTAAATAAATGTTTTGTAGCCCGTAGTTAAGTGTTCTATTAAGAAACAATGTTGCTCCTACACTTGTTCAGTCGATTCCCGTCTTTATAACTCTTGATATGGATGTCCGGATATAGAAGCTGTTCGATATACACCCTGCCACCAGATTTGCGCGAGCTGTGATGGTACACACGTTCATTGCGCAGGCGCCATGTGCCAACGGATAGCAGAGGCAAGGCTTCTTTGTCGACCAACATGAATGGACCTCGTTCGGCGGGTGCACCCAAGTCTATCTCGATGTGTTCGCCCGCTGTGCGATAGAGGTTGGTTTTTAGGTTTTCCATATTGACTTTTTCTATGTGCATGTGGGCTGCTTCTTTGGCTGCGGTGGGGGTGCCATATTGAGCAACTTCGAACCGCGTATATTTTGCTTTGATACGCGCAATCGCATTGCCGTTTGCGTCGACTCGGATAGTACCAACCGTGTGCAATGGTCGCCATGTTGGCGGTGCATTTTGTTTGTGTGCGTTGTCCTCAAGCGACTGGATGAGCGGTGCCTTCGCCATCGAGAGAGGTGTGTTGGTATCATATGGGACGACAAATTCGTGACAGAAGCACGTGCGTGATGAGCTGGCCCACAAGGCCGATTTTGCACCTTCCGACTGCTTTCTACGTTTTTTGTTCCAACTCGTAGCGGTCCAGTTTGGACTGTTTTCCTGGTAGTTGCCGAGTTGTGGATGTGATGTTTTAATAAAGAATCGATGCCCGTCTATCACGTATTGTTTTGCCACACTCTCCAAGAGTGCGGGACCGAGACCCATTCCTTGAAAAGCAGGGTGTACGACCAACCTATGCGCTCTCCTTGCGCATTTGAGCGAACGCGCAGGAAAAGGCGCCACTGCCAAAAAACCAACCCCGCGAATTCTCCCGTCGATTTTTACGAACAACTCCCAGCAGTCGCTGTTGCTCATCAGTGCGGTTGACATGTAGTGGTAAGGCGAATAGTGAGTCCATCTTTCTCTGCTGCACCTGGCAACAATCGCTTCCTTTTTGTCCATGTGCTTGCAAATCGATTCAATGGATTCGTCGCGTTCGAGTAGTCGACATGACCATCGATTTGGAAGCTGTTGAGTGACTTGCACGAAAGTGTTTGTGTTGACATCGAAACACACGTCCGGTTTGAGCCAGGGAACAATGTCGAAGTTGCAGCCTGCTAGAACGATACCATGCAAGTCGTTAGTTCGCACATACTTTCCTAAGCTGTAAGCCATGCTTCTGGCAGTGCCACGGTCCACGTTGGAACAAAATTCGTCCACCAGCACATTTGACTTCAATTTCAGGGCGACCATCGCCCTGTACTGTTCGCCTGCAGACAGATCTCGATATCGTCTGAACCACGAAGGCACGGTGTTCAGGCCTGCCGCACCTAATTTGGTCATGGCCGCAAGGTTGTCGGTAAAGAGTGAGGCGATCGGAACGTCTTGGTCTTCTAGTGGACTCAAAAAGGGTTTGTCAAGAAGGGTGTTCAAGGTGTGTAGGGCGGTAGTTTTACCACTACCCGAGTCGCCCACCAGATAACATAGAACAAAAGGTCTCGACAACCGCTCGACGAGTGCGGGGGCTGTAGGTTTCCGTGTTTCAGTTGACCGTGGCGTATAGTCGAAGGCGCGACCAAGAGCCTCAAGATCTGAGGAGCCATGTTCCATATCTCGAAAGTGCAGTTGTGTGATACTATTGATTAAAAAATGCTTAAAGGAAAAACTTCAAACGTTGTCGACAAAATCTGCCGACATAACATTTTTGGTGCTGAATCCCAACAGATGAACGTTGCATCTCCCAATTTGAATGCGATTCTGTATTCGGGAAGAAAGTTTATACATGCTTCTCAATCTGCACCTTTTTCCTTCTCCTTTTCCTTTTCTTCTTCACCTTCTCCTTGGGGCCGTTCTTTCTCTTTCCCTTTCTCGATTTCTGCTGCTACCGCGTCGCCAGTAAGGTACCGAATGTATTCTTGGCGCATAGCGTCTACGCCGAGGATCTGAATTCTATCATCGGACGCGATGGATTTGTAATTGTTTGCATTCACCTGCAAGATGTTGCGCATGAACACCGAGGTGATTCGGGTGACGAGGGTCCAAATCTTTGCGTTCCTGTCATCCTCCGTCCAGATGCTGTGCGAATTCGACCACTTCTCGGGAGAGGGAGGGATGACTGTCTGGGTGTTGGAGATGCTGCTCGACGCGCAGTCATAGCGCTCATTCCGCTCCGAACCTTCTTCTTCGGCGGTCGGCTCGTAGACGTTGCCTGCGTCTGACCCTGCATCGCGGCGTTTCTTGTCATCTCCTTCGATGAGAAACGTCCAGAATTTATGTGGGCGCGTGTAATAGGACATAACCCTAAGTCGCCGCCCCTCTTCATCTGTTTCTGTCGCCTCGTAATCGCCAGCCCCCGACAGGGGCCCTATGCTGTGTATTGCAGTTGCGTGCAATACACAGTCGTCTTCGCTTTCCAGAACCAGGAATCGTTTGCCGTAACCTTGTAGCAGGTCAGGACGTACACGGTCTGGTTCTCGCAAAAAGTCTATGAAATCTTTGTACCTCTCAGGATATTGCTGCAGCTCGAACGAGTTCTGGCTCATCTGTATGGCCCACTCGTTTTTGAATGGGGTGATGAAAGCAAATTGTCTCAGCCAGAGTTCTACTCGCAAATTCAAGTTCAGCGCGTCGTAGCTCGGCCACTCTCTGTGCCATCCATCTGCATCCAGTGTGGACCTCAGAACCAACCCCCTGCCATCCAACTGGGTCCCGTAGCAGTGCGCCACCAGTTCGTCGCGCAGATCCGCCAACCGCATCAAAATGTCGTCGTAGAC